TGGTCAGTGACTGGAGTTCAGACGTGTGCTCTTCCGATCTTCACCGGTGGTGTCCTCGGCAGCATCCTTGATATTAGCTATAACCTTTCCCAGAATTTCTACCATTGGGAAAACATCATCTACTTTTAATTGTCTGATTTTGACTTCTGTCATATTAACTCCCTTCGGCTACTGGTATAATCTTCCAGGGTTCTTCGTCGGGAGTGGACGGGTCAAAGTGAGCTGTGAAGGTTACGTTTAACAAAGCCTCTGTTCTGTCTCCGGGGAATGCTACCGGCTCGACCGATGTTGCCAGTACGTTGTATAAAATGAGAATACAATCATTACCTGCGGAGTCCTCGGCAACCAGCGCCACATTATCGAGGTATGAGTCCTCGGCAATTTCACCACCGACAATATTTCCGTCTTCATCCTCAACGGCTCCGGCAATGACTGATTTCAAATTAGCGGCGGTAATCTCCATGAGCTGCACCTGAAGGGTCGGGGTAACAGTTTCTCTTTTGGTCAGCCCTTTTACCGGCCCCATCGTTCCGGCTACCTCGATATTTCTCATAACCCTGCCGAGATTAAAAGTTGCGTCTCCCCTTGTTGCACCGACCGGTGTGCCTACACCATATTCCTCATCAAAGTTGATAAAGACTTCACCCGGGCCGAAAATAAACTTGCTTTCCGATGTTGCGGTTAATCCAGTTTTCATTTGTTATTCCTCCATAAAATATTTTTAAATTAAAAAGCCCCTATTATGGGGCGTTAAATAACCTTATCTATCCATATCTCATGATGTATCCCTCTCTATCACGTCATCCAGTTCGGCGGATTTACATAGTCTCAAGTTAAACTGTATGATGTAATGCCATATTCCCGGCTCATCCGGTATAAAGCCATCCGAGAAAAACCACGTCTGGCAATTCAGTATTTCATTAGTACGGATGTTCTTATACTGCAATAGTCTATAAATTGTTGTTTTTATTCCGAGTACTTCTGCTGCTGTCTTGCCCCACACGTGAACGATAAGTAGTCCGGTATCCATAGGAAACTCAGCCTGATTGAAAGTAACCTGATTGACTATATAAGGCTTTGGTGTGTCGGGCGGTGCGTCAACAGGATACACTCTATAACCAACAGATTTAATCTCTTGTATAAATAGGTCATTCAGATAAGTCAACAATGATTCTGTCGTATCCATAATTACTCCATCGGCTTGGTAAAGATTTCGGTTATCTTGTCTTTAGAGTTTTCAAACGCAGGTTTTAACCAAGGGCGGGGTTTAATTTTTGAAGTGCCGTATTCCATATACAGGCCATGTTTTTTATCAGAACCAACCTCGCCAACTACCCCATTATCTTTTACCTGAAAGTTTATGCTTTGTACAAGCTCGCCGTTATCAATAGCGGGCGGTTCGCCGGGAGCCGATGCCTGATGTGGTTTCCAGCGTTTACCAATTTTATAAAGTTTACCATTGGCACCGATATAAAAGTATGTATCATAAACTCTGCCCGTCTTAGGTTCTTTCATCGAATTAATGGCATTTAGCCTCACGGCAACGCAAGCGTCAGTCATTCTTTCTTTTATAAAATTATCAAGCTCTTTAATAACGCCCGATATATTATTTGTAAAGACTACCTCAGCCATCGATGACCTCTTTTGTCAATACTACGGTATTCCCTTCGATAACCTGCCCGGACTCCACTAATTCATAGGTTTTACCTTTGTATATTATTCTGTGATAGCCAAGCCTTAATTCCAGTTCCCCATGAAACATAAACCTATCGGTTATGACTGTATTCTTCTGCATATAAGCTATGCGTGTCTGTGTGTCAACGGATATCTTTCTACACCAAAAATCCTCTCCATAATCCCACGTTTCAACATCACCTAAAGCGGTGTGTGTTATAGAGCAGGATTGGATTATACACTTATCTTTTAGAAAATTTGTTAGCATTACAGTAAACTCTTCCTTAATCCAGACAGTTTAGCCTTTGCCGATTGTGGTAAATCGTATTCATCGTTATAAGTAACCTGACCTATTCCAGAGACTGATTCGGTTTTAATGCCTATTCTATTGTTATACCACTCAGCAACGCAGTCCAAAACAGCTAAACAAGCCTCTGGTATTACCGTGTTAATATCAGCTGATGAATCCCATTCAATATACCCAGCCGTATATGTAACGACTATCTCCGCATCCTTTGTCCAGCTGCCCCGTAAATAACCACCTGAGAGCCGCTCGGTATAATCGGTATATGCCTCACCGTCAACGGTTACTGATTCCACACTAATGACAGGTTGCCTATAAAGATAGAGTTTAGTTTTGCCGTCCCCGATATGGACTTCTTCAAACTCACGCATAATCCACTGCGAATTGCAGTAATCGGCTGTTTTCTTCGTGGCGGTTTCTATGAGTAGTTCGATTAAAGCGTCATCATCCTCGTGGTCAACCTTCAAAAATCCCTTCGCCGTTTCCAGCGTTACTATTGCGTATTGAGATAACATTTACTTGGTCTCCTTTATACCTACTATTTTCAGGTATATAGCCAATCCTTCAGCCACCCACTTATCAGCAACGGCGGGTTTCACATCAAGTATTTGCCCTACTTTTAATTCACCACGTGCCGTCTCAAAGTCTTTTATAATTCTAATCTTCATCTAAACCATAAGCCTCATTGGTTTCAAAGCAGATTACAGGGCGTTTAGTTAATTCATAAATTTGTTTCGCTTGTCTCGGATTGGATTCTACAAATAGCCTGGCTTCGGAATTGTTATAATAATATGCCTTGTATTCTCCAACTGACTGCCATTTAGAGCGGTCAGCCATAATAAGATTACTGTAAGTAACACCCTTAGATTTCAACCATGCCTCGGTTATACCTCGGTGCTCTTCTCGCCTCCATGTAATCAAAGCGCCGACATTTTTGGGGCGGATTTTAAGGGGTACGGTTTGCAACCAGTTTTCATATTCCGTCCCCGTATCATCACCACCTGTCCAGTCAGGACACAACACGCCGTCTATGTCCATCATTGTACCGGGAAGGTGAACGGCATCGCAGTGAGTCCATTGATAATGACGGGTACCAATAAGTTCACAGCCATAGCAGTCGATAATACCTGCCCTGAGCTTTTCCTCTGGCCTTGTAGCGTAAACTACACCGGCATACACTTGCACGTTTGATTCTGGTAGCCTTGCCTTTGCATCTCTCATAGCAGACCCGGAAGCGCATATATCATCTACCAGCAAGATGCTTTTAACTGTTGTTTGTAAATCACCGCTTATTCTGTGTTTGATTCCGGGTGTGTATGACCTTCCAGCTAAATATGAATCAAGGTCAGTAAATGGTATATTCCTGTAGATTGATATTAAGTAAGCGACAATAATTCCGTCCCTTGGAATCCCGACTATCAAGTCCACATCGGGAATCTTGGGAAGCAATTCATTGATTACGTCATAGGATAAACGGTCGATTGTGTAATAGTTTTTTATCGGCGCCGTTTTTTTATAACCAGACCTGACGAGTTTGATAGCAGCTTTTCTTATGGGTTTTATGGGCCTGATTGGCCTTGCCCGTTTTACGGGTTGAAGTTCAGCAAATGGGCTTATTGGCCTTGCCGATGCTATCGTTCTTTCCACTTTGTCTCCGTTTAATAGTTTTAGGAATGTTCTGTAATCACTCGGTCTGTCAAAGTCCTCGGTCATGTCGTTTATATCGGTGTGATGCGGTGTTAATTGTTCAGGTTTACAGGGAAAGTTTCTTGTTTTTGGATTTATCGGGAGTCCTATCATATAGCAGTGCAGAAATTGACCGAGTGAGTTTTCAAGCTTGCCGGATATATGAAGTTCCCTTAATTCGCCCGCTTTTTGAATAAGAAGGTCGTTAGATTTAATTGCGTATATTTCACGATTGTTTTTAAGTTTATTCGGGAAGCGCCTGCCAAAGAACCCCCAATTTGATTCGTCTTTTAATATAGTGTCTATCGCATCTTCAGTGTAATAAACATCGCCATATAGATAAATACACGGTGATAATTCCTTCGCTCCCCACACCCTATCTATAGAAACTTCGTTAGGTGACGTGATGTATTCCTTAACCCCAAGGTCTCCATATTGCCCGTATTCCCTAACTGTTACCCAGATGTCTTCTACTCCACGTTCTTTCAAGAGCCTAATTGTGCGCTTTATAATCGGCTCGCCATTGACTTCAGCTAACTGTTTGGGAATACCGAGATAGTTTCCCCATCTCTTGCATTTACCTGCAGCCATTATAACTACTCTCATACTTACCTCTTTTAATTACCGGGGAGGCGGTTAAACCTCCCCGGTAATAACTTGATTACGAGCCTGTTTCAAATGAACCAGTGACAAAGGCGCCAGGCCTGTAGATTGTCAGTGCATAGCGTTCCTCTGCCAGAATCGCAATCATATTCTGGATAAAGTACGAAGCATGATGTTCTGAAATCCTTACCGACGGGCCGGTTCTGTCCCAAATCTGCGCACCCAGCTTGAAAGCGCCGACAAGAAAAGTTCCGGCGGTTATAGCATCGGACTCTACAAC